AGCGAAATTGGCAGTGAGTACATCGCCAGCTGCCAACCACGCCGCCCCACCACCTCGCGCCACTGTGACGCCAGAGACACCGGCCGTTCCAAAGGAGACTGTTGTCGCCCCATTAACTCTAAGGTTCATTCCGGAACCACTACTGCCCGACGCGCTCAGCGTCACCTGATATGCGGCCGAGTAGTGACCAGCTGTTCCGATTGTGATGGTCGTACTGGCCAGCGTGGTGCCGAGATCATCGAAGTCCTCGACTTCCCAGGGGATGTCGGCGTTGGTCGACACTGCAACGACCAGGTTGCTTGTTCGCCGCCACTTGGAGCCTGCGATCTTGGCGCCAGTGATGTTGCGATCAGCGATCTTCGCCGTCGTCACGTTCGAGTCAGCAATTTTCGCAGTCGTCACGTTGGAATCGGGGATCTTGACGGTGGTGACCGAGTCGCTAGCCAGACCAGCTGCACTCAGCGCGGCGTAGGCCGGCGCAGCGAGCGCACCGGTCGAGGTCAGGGGGAGACCGGAAGTGCCGGGCGTTACCGCCGCGTAGGCCAACGCGCCCGATCGATAGGAAATCTGACCGACAGTCGACGCTGCTGCTGCGTGAGCATTGGACTGGTCGAAGGACCAGGCATCACCGACGTGCTCGATGCTCGCCAGGGTCAGATGGCTGACAGCCGTGGTGCCGTCGTAGCCGCGCTGCACTGTGAGCGTGTTGCCAGATCGGAGCGTGCACAGCATCTTCTCCTCGGATGCAGCCAGCGTCGTGCGGTCCACTGTGATGACGAACGGGCCCGTCGATCCATCAGGAAAGCTCGCGCCGGAGGTGACGGCAATCGAAGTGACGCTGTTGTTGATCCCACCATTGAGAGTGGTCGGCCCAGCCCCACCCGAGTACGTCTTTCTGACCCATTCGTTTGCCACCTGCTGCCTCCTAAGCTGCGATCAACTGTACGACAAGGAGCCCCTGGGGCCCGCCACCTTCACCAGTCCACTTGCGAGGGCGCCACTCGAAGTTGTCGCACCGCACCCGATATGCCCTGGCCCCGACACGGAATACGCAGTACCGACGTGACGCCCACAGATCCTCGATCCACAGATGAACCTCCTCGATGTTCATGCTCGAGTCGATCCCCTCTCCCGCGCCAACGACATCTCGTTCATGAGCAATCAACGGGAGAACCCACTGCAGCACTGGTGGTGGCACCGGATAGCCGCGCACTCGCCATCGGTAGAACGTCGGGGTCGAGGTGCCGTTGCTGGTGAGGATGATTCGCACCTCGAACGAGGTGACCTGCGAACCCTCGAGGTCGATGCTCAGGCTTTCCTGCGCGACGGTCGAGGCGTTGCCCACTGCCATCAGTGTGCCCTCCCGGTCATAGACCCGCATCTCGATTCCCTCGCCAGTACCGAGAGGAGAGAACTTGCAGTCGAGCCCGATCAATCCCTTGGGTTCGACTGTGCCGAACGCCAGCAGACCTGAGTCCAGCTCTCCTTGCGTCGTGTAGGTCGTCTGCTCGACGAACGCTCCGACTGCCGCAACCGAGAACGTCGTCAACCCGCCCAGCCGGGCAACACCCATCACCACGCCCGGCGTCGAGCTCTCGAAGATGTCGTTGCCATAGGCGGGCTGCAAGGTCTGCACCTCGTCATCCATGACCAATCGCGCCACACCACTCCGGCTGCCGGCCATGGATGAGAACCCAGCGAATACATAGCGGCCATCGGCGTAGGCACAACGCACGTCGCCGAGCTCGTCCATCAACGGGCCATAGGTCAGCGTGCCGTCACCCGACACGTCAGCCACTCTGAGCCCGTTGCTGGTGCACAGGATCGCCGCACCGGCATACGACACCCCGGTACGGAGCAGCTCGCCAGAGGGCAGCGGAGCGGCTTCCTGTGACTGGACAAGGGTGCCTGCCGAGTCGGTGGTGCAGGTGTGCAGCTCACTACGAGAACCGGCGAACCCGCCGACGTAGATCCTCGAGCCGATGTTGAAGATCGTCGTCCAGCGGAACGCAGCTTGGAAGTGGGTCTTGATCGTCGACAGCGTTGCACCAGTGCCGGCCAGCTCCTTGAGCACATTGCCTGTTGCGAGGAGTAGACGATTCGAGCAGAAGGCGATGTTGTCGCCGGCGCCGGGTGGTGTGCCGAACGCAGTCGAGACCGTTGCCGAGCCGACGTACTTGACAGTGACGGTAGTGGTGGTGACGTAGAGGTCGGTGCCGTCCGAGGTCAGCGCGTTGATCGTGCCTCCTGGCGCAGTCATCGCTGTCCAGGTGATCAGGTCGGTCGTGCGGTACAGCGTCGCTCCGTCAGCCATGAACACGTAGATGTCCGAGCGACACATCACCGGATTGCTCGAGGCCACCGAGCGATTGTTGGCAGTCGCCTTCAACAGCTTGAGCTGGTACTTGGTGTCCCACGCCAGCCCATAGCTCGAGCGGAACCGGAAGGTGTCCGCAGTCTGATCGAGGTCGGCGAGCGATTGCCCACGGCCGTGATGCCATGAGAACTTATACCGAGCCCACGCACCACGAGCGTTGAACAGAGAGTCGTTCGGCTCGTCGTTGGCAACGATCGTGTCGCGGAAGGTGTCCTGCGCACCTGAGCGCCAACCGCCCTCACTGTGGTTGAGCTCGACGCCGAATGTGTAGCCATCGAGGGTGACCGTGTTGGGGATGCACCGATCGATGCCGCCGGTCTCCGATGGGCCGGCCGGCGGGATCGCGCCACCCCCGAGGTAGAACGGATACGACGGTCGGAACGGGAAGGGCAACGGCATCAGGTGATCCGAATGGGATAGTTGCGGCGCAGCAGTCGCACTTCCTCCGCCTTGCGAAGCCGGTACTGGGCGAGCTGCAGCTGGTCGAGGGAGACCATCGAGCCGACCGGGGTTTCCTCAGCACGGCGCGCCTCGTCCTGAGCCACGCGCGAGCCTCGTGCTGCATCACTGTTGAGGATCAGCCGGCGGGTCGTTCCCATCTCGAGCACATCGAGCATCGAGTCAGGAAGATGGAAGTCGGTCCCGAGATCCTGCGTCAACAGCATCCCACTCGATCGGAACGGCATAGCTGCAACGATGTAGACCGCGCCAGTGCGGATCGGCTCGAGGAATCGCAGCAGGATCCCTGATGTCAAGGCGCCGTCGAAATCGGTGGGTGTACCGCGAATCAGTCGGGCCGGCAGCTCCGGCCACACCGTCGCCCCGGTGGTGAAGCTGGCTGTCTCGGACTGGTTGCAGGCAATCACGCCGAGCAGGCTCGTCCATGCAGCCGGGAGCTCGAGGGTCACATCGCTGGTAGCCACAGAGAACGTGTCGCTCGTCGTGTAGTACAGCTGTTGGCCCCATGAGTCGATCTCACTCATCATCGCATCGACGATGTCGAGCATCGAGAACCGGGGCGCCACGTCGATCTGAGCCCCAGCATCGTGGGTATCGGCGTCGCTGTCGAGGAACCCTCGAATTACCGTCGCCGCTAGGCCGGCAGTGTCGACACTGACGACCCGCAGGAGCTCGAGGTCGATCCCCAGAGTGACGCCAGGCGCCACCCCAGTGGGCAGAACACTGCCGGCGAACAGGATCGAGGTCTGACTGGCATCGGTGAAGTCCAACAGCTGAGCGACTTCTTGACGATGCCCGGGCCCAAGATGTCGGCGGATCCGCTTCGCGGTGGTGAGTACGTTCGAGCGAGCCATGACCCAATCCTCTCACGCTCGAAGGGCCGGAGCCGTGAAGCTCCGGCCCTTGACGAGCAGCTGTTGGTCTGGTTGGGGGATCAGACCAGATCAGCGGGCATCGGGCTGGACGGATCGAGTGCCTTCCAGATCGCCATGTGCGCCTCGCCCTTGACCTGGAAACCGCCCTCCATCACCTGCATGTAGGAGTCGGTGTCGTCGGTCTTGGCCAGGTGCACGACCTGCATCGGGCGCAGCTTGCGCATCGAGAAGCCGCCACGCTTGATGCCGAAGGCGTCGGTCGTCTTGCACCAACGGTTGCGGGCCAGGCCGATCTCGCCGAACTCGGTCATGATCGTCTGCGCACGCTTGCGGCCACGGCGAGCATCGTCGACCGTGACGGTCTGGATTCGCTCGGAGCCGGTCGTGTTGTCGAGCGCACCGAACGCTGCCGGGCGAGCCATGACGAAGTCGAACTTGCCGCCGAGGTCGTATGCGATCTGCAGACGATCCTCGATGGTCTCGACGGTCAGCCATGGCGTCGTCGTGTCGACGTTGCTGGCCAGGAAGTGGCGGAGGCCACCGGTCTGGCGACGCGAGGTCGATGCGTGGATGTGCTTGACGCCATACAGCGCAGCCTGCTCGACGCCGACGCCGGCGTTGTGCATCTGGTTGACCAGCTGGTGTGCGAGCTCCGAGGGGATCCCGTACTTGCTGATCGTCTGCTCGGTCGCCGACATCGTCAGCTTCTTCGACCAGATCTGGCAGTAGTTGCTGTACTTGTCGCGGCCTTGGAAGTTGGTCGATCCGACCGCACCCTCGATGAGGATGGAGCCGAGCCCGATGACTTCGGAGCCGATGACGTGGGTCGCTGCGGTCGTGTTGGTCTCGGCGGCGGAGCCTCGAGTCACGGTCAGCACCTCAGTGGAGGTGTTGACGCCAGTGACGATCATGACTTCGTCGTCGATGCGGATGCCGTCGCCGATCGAGAACTTCACGGCATCGCCGGTGACCATGTCGATGTCGGTCTCCGACGCGTCGAGCGCCTCGTTGGTGATGCCTCGTGGCAGAGGTGCTTCCTCCTCGAGCCAGAAGAACGACACGTCGCTGGCCGGCGACTGCGGCAGCAGCGGGACGCCGTCAGGGTTGACACCGTGGACCAGGGGAAGATCCTCGGGTGCGAGAGAGTAGATCATCTCGTCGATGTCGATTGGGGTTTCGACCGTGAGGTTGAAACTGAATACGGATGGGCCTACAAGTTCCTCAGCCATGGCTGGGTTCTCCTTCGGGTGTGGATGCGCGGATGCGGCGGATGTTTGCCTCGATCGTCTTGCGATTCTCGCGCCACTGCTTGTGGCGAACGAGGGTGCCGTCCGGGTTCATCAAGGGCATCTTGACTCCACCAGGCCGCTCGTCGTAGATGATCTGAGCGTTGAGTGACGGCGGTTCAGATGGCGTCGGGCGCCAGTTCTGCGTCGCAGTCGGTGTCGCACGAGGCGACAGTTGGATTCCCTTTTTCCGCAATCGACATCCGTAGTGCTCCATGCACTCCGGGATCTGACAGATCATCGCGATCGTGAGTTGGCGAGCCGGTCGTATTCCTCGGCGGCTGCTCGGTGTTTCGCCTTGTCGACGAACACTCGCTTGTCACCTTGGGCTGCAGCTTCGAGCACAGATTCCATTGCCTGTGTCCTGGCTGCTCCTTCGTCGGCACCATCACGAATCGCCACCTGGTAGTTCTCCAGCGCGGCGTGACGGGGATGCTTGGTCTCCGGTGCTGTCTGTCCCGATGGCTGCCCGGTGGACAGTCCGTCGTGGAGACTTTGCCGAAGCTGGTCATCCTGCCGGCCTTGCTCGGGCTGCTGAGCTGGATCCGCCGGGTCGGGGAGCAATCCGATTTCGATTGCTTCCGCTTTCAGCGCATCGAGATCATCGCCTTCGAACGTGGTCAGCAACATCTTGCCGAGCTTCGAATCGGTGTCGATACCGGCCTTGAGAAAGAGCATCTCGCGCTCCAACTGGGCATTTCTCTCGATCGCCTTCTTGCCTTCCTTGGCTGCTTTGCGCAGTCCCGGGAGGGCGAGCTCGTCGTCGTCAGGATGTTCGTCGATGTTTAGATCGTCGTCGTCTGCGGGCATTGGGGTTTCTCCTTGTGGGTAGCCATGCGCCTTGCCTGCGCCACCGGGCGGCGAGCCGGTGGGATCTTCCCGAAAGAGTGGCCACGTCAGTAGCTCGCACTCGTTAGCCAGGGCCCATCAGAGCTCGCCTGCTGGACACAGTATGGCGGGATGCTCCACGTGAAGCAAGCACCCACCTACGATGGGGCCATGGCAGTCGATATCGTCAATGCTTCGGCCTTCGCTCAAGACCCTGCATTCACGACCCGCTACGGTCTCATCGCCAAGGTTGCAACAGGGTCAGTACAGACTGGCATTGGCACCAGCCCCACCGCCTTGACGGGTATGAGCATCGATGTTGATGCTCCTGCTGGACGGCGCTACATCATCACAGGCAAGGTCATCGCACGACAACGCACCGCGCTGGGCTTGGTAACCCTCGAAATCCGTAGAGGTTCGACTGTGCTTGACACGGCGCTCATGACGCTCGCAATCGATTCATACGGAACATTGCAGTTGTCGATCGATGATGTGCCCGGAGCTGGCGTGGTGACGTACACCACTCGATTGTCTACCTCTAACAACACTGTCGATACGCACGCTGACTCAGATTCTCTAACGACACTGAGAGTTGAAGCCACAGGCATCTAGCGCGAAGCAGTACCAGCGCCGCTCAGACCAGTGTTGGTGCGGAGAGCACCACCAGTGACCGAGGCGTTCTGGCTCTTGCGCTCGATGGTGCGGCGCTCGATGGCCGACTGTGCCTTGCCGTCACCGAAGAACACCGAGTCGACGCCAGTCGCCGTGTCGAGGTCGGCGTCGGCCGATTCGCCGAGGGTCTCGTCGAAGATCCCCGAACCGGCGAGGGTCGAGATCTGGGTGAGATCCTGGTAGATCCCGGCATCGGTCTTGGGAAGTCCAGCGACGCGGTCGGCCGTGGCCAGGTCGATGTCGATGCCCATGCGTGTACCCATCCCGGCGGTGTAGGCCGTCTTGCTCATCCGATCGAGACCAGCCTGAGTGCGAGCCGGATCGAGGAACATCGATGCCAGCGCTGCGTCGCCTTGCACACCGAAGAAGCTATTGAAGGCGTTGCGCACAGCTGGGTCGGTGTTCTGTACTCGCTCCCATGACTGACCGAGTCGCTGCTCGACCTCAACAGCGCTCAGTCCCTTGCGCATCAGGTCTTGAGCATCGAGGTAGTTGTCGTACATGAACTCGGGTAGCCCGGCTTGGCGCATCGAGTTGGTCACCGTCTGCTCGTACTCGCGCACCTGGCTGACCGTGGGGATGTGAGTCGCCTTGCCTTGCGCAGCCTGTTGGCGGAGCTCGCCGATGATCCCGTACCTGGTCTTGAACTGATCGGTGTCCTCGAGGGCGATCATCAACGCTGCTTCGGAGTCGATCCCGGTCGAGATCTGATCCCACAGCCATCCGGCCGGCTGGCCGTTGGTGCTCATCGTGAACAGACCACCGAGATCCATGTCAGCCAGATAGCTGCGGATCTGCTCGAACAGCCGGACATTCGGATCGTTCGGGTCTGGCCGAGCCGGAGCAGGATGTGCCTGTGCATATTCGACGGAGCTCTGCTGTCCAATGCGCCCGGTTACCATCTCAGCCTCCCTCGAAAGTGTTGCGAATCATCATCGCTGTGTTCGCGGCGAGCCGTGCGGCGTTGGTGGTTTTGGCCCACTGTGGATCCTTGCGGGCATTGCGGGTGACCTCGTTCATCGTGGCTGCTCGAGGAGCACCCTTCTCGTCAACACCTTGAGCCATCGTGCGCCACTTGGTTTCCATGAAGTCGATCTCGTCCGCTGACATCTCGAGCTCGCTGGCGATCTTGTCGCGTGCCGGCATCATCACGTCGCGCATCGTCATCCCGCCCTGCAGTGAGTTGGCTGCCCATCCGAACTCAGCAAGAGCCTGCTGTTGGAAGATGGACTGCACCGCGTCGACGGTCATCTCACCGCTGTTGATCTTGGTGGCCCACTCGCGCGCCGTAGCGTCGCTGACCGTCATCAACTGGGCGTTGCCCATCGCTTTGATCTGATCGATCGAGGCAGTGATCAGTCCAGGCAGGGTCGCCTTCGCCGGATCGGCGAGCAGGTCGTCATCGAGCATCGCGCTCGTCCAGTTGTCAGTGACAACCGTCGTGGCCTTGGCTGTGAGCGCTGCGTCATCGAGAGGTGGCAGACCGAGGGTGGCCATCCGGTTCTTGATTTCAGCCTTGGCTGATGCGATCTGCTCAGGAGTGACTCCGCCGCCTCCGCCTCCACCTCCGCCGCCGCCTCCGCCTCCACCGCCTCCGCCACCACCAGCAAGAGCGGTCAGCTTGCTCTCGAAGTCGGGGAACCGAACGCGCAGCTCGTTCATTCGCTGCACTGGATCAGTGTTGTCGACGTACCACCGCCACGCGAGGGCTTGCATCGTCGGCCCGTATGCCTGGATCAGCTGGTAGCTGAACGGGTCGATCGAGACCATGTCCCGTTTCCATGCCGCGTAGGTGCCGACGTTGGCTTGCTGATTGCCGATGTAGCCGTCGTTGCGGAGCAGACCGGGATAGAGCGTGTCGTTGAGGGTGGCCCCTACCCGCTGGCGAGCGTCTGGATCAGAGACCGGCTTGGGCTTGGGCTTGGGCTGAACGGTCGGAGCCTTCTTCGCCGGCGACTTGACCGGTGGCTTGTAGTTTGGATTGTCGGGATCGTTGGGGCCGGCCATTACTTCGCCAACTTCCCGAGCAGATAGGCCATCTCACGCTGCGTGTTCTGGCGCTGCTCAACGCCGAGGTTGTATTTGTCGCCGAGGTGGAGATCAACGTCGTCGTCGGTGTAGCCACGCACGTCAGGCAGAGGCCCGTCACCAGGGTTGTTGTCGGCACCACTAACAAATCCGGCGCGTTTTGCAATGACGGTCTTGAGGTGGTTGGTGAGCTCGTCGATCTCGTCGCCGCGTAGGTTGCGACCGAGCACGCTCTGGCCGAAGTCGTTGGCCAGCGCGCGGTTGTAGGTCGGGTCCATCTTCATGACCTGCTTCATCCGAGCAGCCTTGGCGTTCTCGCGGTACGACTTCATCCGCTCACCGAGGAGCTTGGGCATCGACTGGCCGGACTGGATCGTGTCGGTGATCATTGCGCGCATCGCCCGGATGGTGTTCGGGTCGTGGGCATCGCCGGGCATGTAGTTGCCGCCGTTGTCGAGCTCGTCGTAGTAGCCGGCATTGGCGAGCTTCTGTTGCATGTCGGAGATCTTGGAGGGCGGGAGCGACTGCAGGTAGCCGAGCGCCTGCTGGGTCGTCAGCGGCTTGTCCTTGACCTTGCGAGAGTGGGGCGGGGCCGGGCGGCCTGAGCGATCTCGTGCGGCCGTGCCCGGATCGAGGTCGGCTTGGGTCATCCCGAAGTCGATCGGGATGCTGAGCCCGGTCTCGGCCTCGTTGGCCATCGCTGTCTCGAGATCCCACTGGTCGGTGTTGATCATCTCGATCAGGTCATTGACCGTGACTGGACGCTGCTCATTCTGTGCTGTGGCAAGATCCGTCAGCCCGGTTTCGCCGAGCAGACCGGTGACTGGGTCCACCACTGGCAATGGTTCGCCGGTTTCTGGATCTACGGGAGCCGCGCTCGCGGTCGTAGTCGCAGAGATCGGGTTGACATCTGCCACCTCATCATCGAACGAGGATGAGCCGCCATTGGTGACGAGTCGCTCAGACTCGCGCTCGAGGAGATCGATCGTGCTGGCTCGCCGGTTCGCCGTCGAGGAGCCGCCGAGATACCAGGGCACGTCGTCGCGCGTGACGATCATCTTGCCGTCGATGGCCTTGAGGTAGGGCCGCAGGTCGAGCGAGGCGAGGGTTATCGCAGTTCGCGCGTTGCTCGGAAGGGCATCGACGATCAGCTCGGCGATGTCGCGGGCCCCGTTCATTCGGGCGGAGAGAATCGCCTCAGCATCACCATCATCCAGGGAGTCACCATCTCTATCGAGATTGCGAACCTCGTCACTGACCGAGACAATCTTGGCCAGATCCTCACCCGTAAAGAGGGTGTCGTCCTTCTCAGCCTCATCTGCCACGGCAGCAGCCTAATCCAGAGATGATTCAGGACGGAGCACACTCACCCACAACGACATCAACGTGGGTGTCGCGTCGACCAGTTGGCCCATCAACGACGAGTACTGCTCCTTCAGGTGCTCGACTTCGGCCACACCTTGAGCCGAACGATCGTTGCCGAGCACCGCGAGCCGCGTCTTGTAGCT